TAGATTCTGGAAATATGTTGTCAAATGTTGCTATTCCTGGTGCTAAAAGATTCATTACCATTTCCCTTCTGGACAGACTGCTGCTTCTAATTTAGTCTTTAGATGCATAAAGCAACCACATTTACTACATTGAGTAGTAGCCTTAATTAAGAAAGGGCATGACTTGCAGATGTTAAGTCTATCTTCTGCTATTTTGTCATCTTTTACATATCTTGAACTATCTAACAAATGCCAAGGCCTTGTTTCTCCTTGTGCTTTTTTCCATTCGTCCCATTTAGACATTTTGCCCCGTTTTCCTTTTATATACTAATAAACTCTTGTCCGTCCCAGATATCTCCAACTTTTACAACAGTTCCTTCTGGAATTTCAATTATGTTTAATTCATTTTCTTCATCAAAAATAATATCGTTTTTAACAATGCTTTGAGGTGCAATATCTTTTTGAACTATTCCTGCCTGAATTATTTTATTGTCACATATATATGCGTATGTTTCTACTGTGTTCCAATCAAAGTCATCAGGTTGAATTGATTTTGTACCGCCAGAGAAAGATGTACCATCCCATGTAGCACCAACATTTGCAAAAGGTTGATATTCTGTAGTCTTCATTCCAGTAATTGGAAGTCCACTGTTTATGCCAGTAAGAAATATTTCATGCTTTTCTGGCTTTTGTGGATATCCTGGAATGGTGTTATGAACATCCCAGGTACCATCACTGTTTTTAATTAGGCAAGCGTACATCTTTCTCCTTTGTTAACATATTGTAACATAATTAAGATAATGTTTCAATTTTAAATTGGACACAGACCTGTACATAGTTCTGGACCAAACTCTGTAGCACAACCAATTCCACACTGATTTGATGGTGGTGGAGGAGTTACTGGTGGTGTAACAGGCGGTGTAACAGGCGGAGTTACTGGTGGTGTAACAGGCGGTGTAACAGGCGGAGTAACTGGTGGTGTTACTGGCGGAGTTACTGGAGGAGTAACTGGCGGAGTAACTGGCGGAGTAACAGGTGGTGGTGTTACAGGTGGTGTCACTGGTGGTGTTACTGGAGGAGTAACAGGTGGTGTCACTGGTGGTGTCACTGGTGGGGTTACTGGTGGAGTAACTGGTGGGGTTACTGGTGGAGTAACTGGTGCAGGTGTACAGTTAAGTGTTGGAATATTTGATGGTTGGCCATCTATATAACTTCCAGTCTGAGTATTATTTACAATTCCTGGACAGCAATTACATGCAGCCTGCATATTATCTTGTGCTACATATAAAGCAAATGTACTTGTTCCAGTTACTTGAGTATTATCTGGTGTTCCATCGCAACATCCTGTTGACCAATAGATAGTAATAGGTGGTGGAGGAGTAACAGGAGGTGTGACAGGTGGTGTAACTGGAGGCGTTACAGGAGGTGTCACAGGAGGAGTCACTGGAGGAGTCACTGGAGGAGTAACTGGAGGAGTCACTGGAGGAGTAACTGGAGGAGTCACTGGAGGTGGGGTCACTGGTGGTGTCACAGGAGGAGTGACTGGTGGAGTAACTGGTGGTGTTACAGGTGGTGGAGTTACAGGAGGTGTAACAGGTGGAGTAACAGGAGGTGTTACAGGTGGAGTAACAGGAGGTGTTACAGGTGGAGTCACTGGAGGTGTTACAGGTGGTGGTGGTGGCGGCGGAACTAATCTTAGATGCACACCTATTCCACTTGGGAAACGCTCTAATGGACTCACAATAACTCCTTATTAAATATTAAGCAAACTTATTCTGTGAAGCAAGAACGGTAAAAGCACCTGCTCCTGTCTTTCTAATTGTGTAAACATAAACATCATTTGAGTTAATGTTACCAGAAGATGGGGCTGTTCCACCTAACCATTTAATGTATGTTGGTGCAGATCCATCAATAGTAAATCCAGTTGGATAGTATGCTGTAGCACCATTTGGTGTTTCAAATACAACAGATACTTGCTCTCCAACTGACATAGTTGAATCAAGAGTTGTTGTGTTATTTCCACGAACATTTAATGTCCAGTTTGCTGAAGCATTTGTTGTGTATATTAATACTGCTGATGTAGATACATCAAGGTTGACTGTGCCAGTTGCTGCAGTTGCAGAAATTGTGGCTACTTCCTTTGGTGATGTTAATGTTGCTCCTGTTGATAGAGCAATTGTTGGAACAGGTCCAGATGGGTTGGTGATGGTAATACCTGCTCCTGCAGTCAGACCAGTCACATCGCCAGTACCAAAGCCTTGCCATGTCGTACCATCAAAATATTGTGTTGCGTTGGTATCAGCAAGGTAGGCAAACATACCCTCTTGACGAATACCTGCTGTAAGGGCAGCGTCTCTTGCTGCAGCATCAGCAAAGAACATGATTGTTTGGTTCTGCAATTGGTACTGAACCTGCGCTGCAGTTAAAACATCGCCTGTGTTAAAGGTCTTGTAACCTGCGTTTGGACTGCCTGTAGGCATTGTTTTCTCCTTATGTTAGTATGTTAATGAATCTACATCAAGTAATCCCTGAGTTGAGGAATCAAGGATAAATGCTTGAATAATTGGTTCTGCAGTGTAAACTGTGACATTCCACTTTCCTGGAGAAATGTCATGATTAACTCCTTGAACGAATAGTTCTTGAGTTACACTACTACCACCAGGCATTGACTTTGTAATGTTGATCAATGTATAAATATCTAATGATAGGTTGATAAGAGTGTTTATCTCATCAATACTACTATTTAGATTTAATACCATTGAGTCAATTCTAAGTTCTGCATCTTTACGAGAAGCAACAAGCATTTGTGCTTGATCTAAGGCTTCTGCATTTGTTTGCATTAATAAGTTTGTTCTATTTCCTGATTTATAGAAGTATTTATCTATACTGTCTTGATTTGTAACAATTTGTGGAACTCCACCAATTATTGTTATGGAAACATCATTTAAAACTAATTGATCATCAAAAGCAAAGTCTACAGATGAATACGGATATGTATCAGGTGGCAAAACAGGATCATCAGAATATTTTACTGGAGGTGTATCTGATAACTCACTAACTGTTGTACGATCAAGGAATCTTGCTTTTCCGTCTCTTGCCATGAAAAAAGCACCAAACTCAGATTGTTCTACTGTCTGAATAGCCTGAAGGATAGACCTATTTCCACCTGGATCTACCTGCATAGTAGAATCGCCTGTTTCTAAATTCCACATTGACTCTGGGAATGTTGCAAACTCCAATAATGATCCAACTCTTGAACCAGAAGTTTGACCTGCTACACAGCCAGGAACTGGTGGTATTTCTGTAGAAACATTTGATAATAGACGGAATCCATCAGCACATTGTAATGTAACTGTGGCATCTTCATTTGTTCCTTGATAAAACGATGTATCGTATGAAGTAATATATCCAGAAAATATATTAACTGTAACTGTTTCTGCCCCTACAATAGTTTCTGCATAAATTCTTATTTTACGCAGTGGTATTAATTTACCATAGTATGGTGAGGATGTGTTCTGTGGGTTAAAGTCTGAATTAGGATCATTTAACACTACCGTCGCAGTTCCAGCCTCAAAGTTAGCAAGGATACGGTTACGGCCTCTACGAGTAGATAATCTTCTAACCTGATCAGAAACATCTACAATATCAGATGGATTATCTGCTAAAACATTTGTTCCTAAAATACCATAAGCAATGCTGTCTAAAATAAATGGATAAGCAAATGATGGTCCGTTTGCAAAGTCAATCTCCACATGTATTGTAGGTAATGTCACTTTACACCGCCAACAATGTTATTTGATTTCCGTTGTACTGTGCTGACAAAAGACCATTTCTAACTGTCTGAACTAAATCTTGCTCAGCAGTTACAGATCCCTGAACAGTTATATTTACTATTGGAGCAGCCATTAGATTTGCACCGCCAATATTTGATGCTGCACTTGCAGTTCCAGTCATTGCTCTAAATCTTGCTCTTTCTGCTGCATCTGCTGCTGCATCTGAAACTGTTGTTGATGCTGCTGCTGCTTCTGCTGCTTCCTTAGCCTTAAACGCTGCATATGTTGCTGCGTTCTTTACATCTTGCTCTGCCTTTGCTAATTGTGCTGCTATAGATGCTGCTCCAATTGCTCCAGACTCTTGTGATGCTAAAACGCTTGGGGCTACCTTTGCTGCAGCCTTTGCTGCTGAGTCCATATCTCCTGCTGCCTTAGCCATTGCATATGAAATTGCTGCTGCTGCTGAGGCTGCTGAGTCTGTTCTGCTACCACCTGTACCAGTGCCTGTAGAACCACCCGTAGAACCGCCTGTAGAGCCTCCTGTAGAGCCTCCAGTAGATCCGCCCGTAGATCCACCCGTAGAGCCTCCTGTAGAGCCTCCAGTGCCTTTTCCAAGCAGGTCTAAGTACCTTTGTAGGGCTGCTGTAGCGTTTAGCCAACCAATTTCTGCTGCCTTGGCAGGATCAATGAGGGTACCTGAATAAGAAACTGGAGAACCAATTTTCTTAATGTAGTCAACTACCTCATCTATAGATAATTTCCATTTTTCTTGTAGTTTGACTACTTCTGAATCATCTAATTTGCCATCATTGACTACCTGAACAAAATCTGCGTATTGCTTTACCTGTGCCTCAGTCATGCCCCAACTGGTCATTAACTTCTTTATTTCAGCATCGCTGAGGAAACCATCATTTAGGGCATTGAAGAAGTCAAGATATATTGCTGCTTGCTCTTTGGTTGAACCCCAAGTCTTAGCAAGATTTTCAATTTCGTCATTACTAATCTTTCCATCAGAAACTGCCTGGAACTGAATTAGATAAGCCTTTACTGCTTCAACTGGTACTTTCCAGCCCATAGCAAGAGCCTTAATTTCATCATCAGTAATCTTTTGATCACCAAGAACACGAAGAATATCAACATATCTCATTGATAATTCATTAACAAGTTTTTGGTACTGAATTCTTTCCTGCAGAGCCTTTAGTCTCTTTAGTTCTTCAGCATTATCCTTTTGCTTAATTAATAGTAATTCTGCTGCTCTAAAACTAATTGCTTCTTGTTCTGCTGCCTCAAGAGTGCTTGTAGGAACAAGATTGCCAACCTTAGCCTTACCCTTTCCAGGTACCTGCTGCATTTTCTTAAGTCTTGCTAATACTGCTGCTCTCTTTGCTTCTGCTGCCTCTTGTCTTGCAGTGGCTGCAGCATCTTTGGCTTTTAAGGCTGCTAAGTCTTTTAAACGCTTCTTTTCTTCATCAGACATGTTTTCTATGGCTGAGCGCTCTTCTTTATACTTGTTAAGAGCCTTGTCCATAGAGTCATTTAACTTGTTTTGAGCAGCAATACGATTCTCTGCTGCTTGTGCTGCAGCACTTAGAGTTACCTTGTCATTACCAGTAATCTTTCTATGAATCCAGTCAAAAGCCTTTAGGGCTGCTACTATTAATGCAATTTGCTTCCAATATCTCATTAGGAACTTACCAATTCCTACTATAGTTCCCTTAAGAGTATTTATAGCAACATTTGCAGCAAGTGCTGCTCCACTTAGTCCTCTTAGGCTTGCAGCCATCACGGAGTTTGCATAAGCAACTTTAGGAGCAGCAATTATATATGTCTTAAAGTTAGTAATAGCACCAACTATTGCTCCGTTAAAGAGTCTTTGCAGTCTGGTTCCTTGCTTTGTTATGTCCTGTGATTCACGAACAATTTTTGCAAGTCCTTCTACTGGTGCCTTTGCAGCAAGATTAGCGGCAGTGTTTGCTTTTTGAAAAGCAGTATAAGACTTTATTGCAAATCCAGCAAAGGCAATAGCCTTACCAAATCCATAAATAGCAGCACCTAACTGAATATATCCTGCTACACCAAGAGGTAAAACCTGGTTAATTGCTTTTAGATAATCAAAAATGTTGCCTAAAGCCTTAGTAAATTCTTTTATATTTCCAACGGCAGAATCTAATGCTTGATCTATGCCATTTCTATTTAATTCTAACCAGTACTCAAGTTGTGGAATTACATCGTCTGTAAGATGTACAACAAGTTGTGTAAGAGCAGGTATTAATGCATAACCTATTTTCTCTTTAAATTTTTCAGTTGCTACCGCTAATTTTCCAAATGGATCTTTATCTGCCAAGGACTTTGCTGTGCCACCATATGCCTTATCAAGAGCAATTAAAGCAGCACCTAAATCTTTATTTTTAATAATGTTAGCATCTAACGAAGGAACTAATTTCTTTAATGCAGTAAAATTACCATTTGCTGCTTTGGCAATTGCGTCTGAAACTGCTGCTAAATCTTTTCCTGTGCCTGCTGCTGTATCAATTGCAACGCTCTGCAATAGCATTGCTGTAGTGCTATCTTGAGTTGCCACAAGCAATTTGTTAAAACTTGGAATTAACTGATCACCTTGAAGGTTAGTCAGTAATTCTGTTTCATCTATATATTTTTGTACTGCAGCAATTTGAGTATCTGTAGCATTTGTAACATTTCTTAATGTTGTGGTAAGAAGAATTTGCTCTTTAATATCATCTTGAGCAGCCTGAACAGAGTCTTTACCTAACTTTATTGCATAGGCAGTCGCTGCTGCTGTAGCAATACCAAATGCTCTTGTAGCCTTTTTTGCAAAACTATCTATGTTTTGGCTAAGACGCTTTAAATCCTTTTGAGCCTCTTTGCTACCTTTAGCGGAGTACTGGGATATGATTCTTGCGTATACTGCTCCTTGAGCCATGTTTTACCCTCTCCTCGCATCTAAATGCTTTTGTAATTTTGCTTTTGCATCATCTAATGCCTTTGAGACATTATCAATAATTCTATCTTTATTCTTATCTACAGACTTCCATACCAAGCGAGATGCTTCGCCTTCTTTTCTTTCAAGGTTACTTATGAATACTCCAGCCTTATTCTTTCTTCCAGCCAATTCATAAATAACACCTGCTGCAGATATATTCTTTAATGCACCTGCTGAGGTTGTGTAGTCGCCTCTTACTTTACCCTCAGCCTTCGTGGATGTTATTCCAGCCTTAATAATAGACTGATCCCATGCAGGCCATCCTGCGCCACCACGAGTGCGGGGCTTGCGAGCAGGTTGAGTATTCCACTTACTAAGAGGTGGTTTCGCCGTAACAAAAGACTGTGCTTCAGTTTTAGCAAGTTTAAGTTCAGAATTAATAACCTTCCTAAACTCATTAACTGCGTCTTTGTCAAACTCTTTTAATGCGTCAAGTGTTTCCTTCATTCCAGTTAACACTATCGCATCTTGGCTCATTTCCTGCTCGCTTCCTTATTCTTTTCTTTTAGATAAATAACCATCGCTTCAAGTATACCGTCAGGTGCTTCAAGCAAGGCCACTGGTGAAACTCCAGTTTCCACAGAAATAACCGCAACAGTATATGTTAGGCTGTCTCTGTGGATTCTGAATTTGGGTCTACGACCAACTCAACACTGTCTAAAGTGTCAAGGAAGGCATCACCAAAAGGCTTAACTGGCTTTCCAGAATCCTTCAATGCGCTCCAAGCAAGGTAGTAGATGTGCTCAAGTTTCTGGTCTTCGCTAAGTAACTTAGCAAAACCCTTATTGAACTTTTGTTCAAATTGCACAATTGACTTTGGACGCAGAGGAAAAACTCCATCTGTTCCGTCATTTGTTTTTATCTTTATATTTAGTCCATCCATTGTATTATTCCCCTTCAAGGTTATGATGTTGTTTTTGTGATCTCACCAGTAATTGGCCAAGTCACACTTGCTGTTGATAATTCTCCAACGGACGCTGATAAAGGAGTCCATTCAGAAATTACCATGTCAAAACGATATTGTGGATTGATTGCACTAACAGCAGCATTTACAGGTCTTACTCTACATCTTATTGTAGTACCTATAAGAGGATAGATTACTGATTCTAAGCCTCCCACTGTTGCATTTATGACAGATTCAAAGTCTTGATTAAACTCAAATGTGACCTGATTCTGACCTAAACCTGCAATCATTTTTCTATAAACATCGTTAAGTTGTGTAGTCTCAATAAGTTCATGTGTCGTGGATATGGTGATTCCAGTTACGAAATCTGACAAATCCCAGGTTACTCCAGAGGAGACTTCCTGTAATTGGACAAAAGCATCTTTTAAGACTATAGCAGCCATGATTTCCTTACGCTGTTGTCTTTACAATTGCGCCGTTGACTGGCCATGTAACAGAAACAGTAGCAAGTTCGCCAACTGCGCCGTTTAGTGGTGTCCACTCAGAAATCAACACATCAAATGTGTATGCTGGGTTGGTTGATGATGTTGTTCCACCATCTGGCTTAACGATAATTGTGATATCGTTCTTTCCTACCCATGTTGCTGCTGCATCATTAACAGTTGCTTCCAATTCTGATGCTGAGAAGTCCTGGTTAAATTCAAGAGTTACTGAATTGTCCTTAAGACCTCCAACACGAGTTCTTGCTCCTGCTGAAGACATTGCTGTTGTTTCAACTGCGTCAACATTCTGGTTAAGAGTTACGCTTGTGACATGATCAGAAAAATCTGTTCCGTCAATGCTTACAAACGCATTCGTCAAAACGATTGGTGTATACGCCATGATTATTTATCTCCTTCATAGTTATATGTATTAAAAACAGGAACTTCTGGCTCCTGCACTTCTTCTTGTATTTCTTCTTTTACTTTTGGTGTCTTTGCTGCTTCTTTGATAAGTCCTAATGCAAGTAGTCTTTCAACTTTTCCTCCTGCATTAATTATATCATCTACGGTAAGTTTTTCACCTTTAATCTTACCGCAAACTTTTTTATCTGTGGTTACTGTATATTCCATTTTATTCTCCTTAGCCCCAGATTGCGAGGTTGTAACGATAAGAGAGATATGTTTGATCTCCAGTTTGATAAGTACCGCTTTCAGCACTTACAACTCTACATGTTTTAACTGAACCGTTTAAGGTCAAATCTGACTCAATAGCAGCCTTTATAGACTTTGGTCCACCACCAGCCAAATACTCATCAAGTTTGTCTTGTCCTGATCTTTCAGAAAATCTTTGAACAAGAATAAAAATATCACATGATGCTGTATCTAATCCACGAGCCATGCTTGCATCAAATTGAAAGTCTAATTGACCAACTACTGCACATGGAGGAACTACAACATCTGGAATAAGATCATATACTCTCATGTTTGTAATTGTCTGTAGATTTCTTTTTATGCCGTCTCTAACAGCGCTTATGCTTGATATCATTAGTACGCCAATCCAAAGTTTCTTCTAAATGTCTTTAGTAGCATCTCAACATCTGGATCAAGGCGAGAATTAAGACGAACTGTTCCTAATTCTACAGAACCAGCAATACCAAATGGAGACTGCTTTCTAACAAATAATCTTGCTGCCTGAATTTTGCAGGCTAACTCTACTTCATAAGGTACTTCTGGATAACCCCAAACTCCAGTTATTCTAACTGTCTGTGGAAAGAAGTAAGGAAATACATATGAGCCTACTGCCAATAATCTTGTTACTGGTCTACCCATTTCTGGGTTATTTACAGGTTCATACATAACATCTGTATTTAAATTCCATATTGTTGAATATGATCCAGTCATTGCTGGTCTTGTTGCTAATTCTGTAGGTTCAATAAGGTCATCTATTTCTAAATACCACGGATTTACAGCAGTAAAATATTTAGTTACTGGAGAAGCAAGGGTTCCTTCTTGATAAAAGGCTCTTTGACAGTAGTCATCAATCATGCGACTTGCAGCAAGAATGGCTGCTTGGATATCATTATCATCAATGCTATCTTCAATCTGCAGACTATTTCTTACATCAGCCAAAGTTGTGTACATATTATTTGGTTGTGTACCTGCAACAGGTTTAGTCATTTGCTCCTCTTCTCCAATTTAGGTAGCATTGCTTTTTCCATTTTAGGTAAAGCAGTTGCTGTTTCCTTTTTAATTCTAAAAATTTTTTTAATTTTTTTCATAAGTTCCTTTTTAAGAAGGAGCAGGTAATGTCGGGGTTGCACTACCTGCCCTTCCCTTAGATTGCTCTAAGTATTGCAATAGATTAGTTTTCAAATTTCTAATCTAAGCAAATTTAACTTAGAATGTAGGTGCTACAAGACCAGTTCCTGAGATTACTGAGAACGCTCCTGGATAGCGACCTGCAGTTGCTGCAGCATAGCCGTATACAACTGACTTGATTGTGAGTGAGCCTGCACCAGT